GTGTTAATATATGATAGAAAATATATACATAGACTTCAATTGTTCCCCTAGGAGTATTCATCTACGACCTCTTAGCCATCAAGCAACCTTTCCTGAACGGAAGATCACTACAAGACAGCTAGTCTGGTAGTTTATTAAGAGTCTATCACCTCTTAATTTGGTAATCTGTTATAATCGGTTCGCACCATACGCTGTTCTACAGCAGCACGAAACGCTTTGTCTGTTTTAAAACGAGGGTTGTTTCTGTCAGCATAAAACTCTCGTTTAGTTGAATATGCTACATAACCAGCCTGAGTATCAGCTACTGGTTGTCTGTTTTGTAAACTGGCAGGCTCATTAGCCTTGGCTGTTTTATTTGATCTTGTATTGTACATATCATTCAAGCCTCTTAGAGTTACTTCATAAGCGGGGCTTGATAGTCCAACATTAATCTGGACTTGTTCTTCGTATGATAAGCTTTCAGCAGCCCATTTAAAGAGATTGTCTAGTTTATCTTTCCCACCAACAACAGTAGCGGCATCGCCATATGCTTCTCTCATTCGTGCCTTTTGAGCACCTAAGAAATCGTCTACCATTCTATCGGTAAAACCTGCTTGTTTAATTTCTTCTCTAGTTTCTGGTGTAAGGTCTCCCTTTACTGCTATCTCCATGCCCCAAGCTTGCCACTGCTCTTCAGAGAGGGCAGGCTGAGAATGCGATTCCGTCTCTACCTCTTGAGTTTCTGATGGGCTAGGTATCCTAAGTTCTGGATTAACTCCATCAGTTACTGGCTGAGGGGCTTCAGGCGGTGTCTCTACTGGAGCCTGATAGTTAGGATTAACTGTATCGTTCTCAGCATATGTACGCTTTAGGTCTGCTATATCCTGTTGTCCTTGGGTATAGTTTTTCTGTGCCTCTTTCAAGGAATCAAACCATGCACCAGCATCTTTAAAGTTAGGCGGTATAGTTTCCCCTTGATTCTGTACATAAGATTCAAATGCAGCCCGTTCTTTCAGACGATTGAAATCGTCAGGTACTGCTGTAGGATCTTGAGATAATGCTGCTAGCTGCTCAGCTGTAGCATCAGCTGTAGGTACAGCTCCAGGTGTTGTTGAGTTTTCTGGGCTGTATTCTACAGCTCCAGGTGTTAATGATTGTTCTGCTCCAAGCAATTCTGCTTGAGGTATCTGCGAAGGGTCGCCTAATTGTGCCATGTCTTTATCTCCTTACGATAATTCTGTTCCCCAGAGTCAAAGGATTTTAGTTAGGAGACCGAAGCCCCCTGAAATCATTATTGCAATACAGGCAGCCCACATAGCTGCCTTAGTTTGTAATACTACAATATGTTTCTCTATCTTTGATAATCTTTTATCCATTACATCTAATCTATGGTTAGTTCTTTCTAGCTCATTAATGACTAATCTTTTGTATTCATCCCAACCATTAGTCTTGCCGTCATGAGTCTCCCATGGATCTTCTGGTGGCATGTTTAACGACCGCCGCTAGTCTTAGCTTTTGCTGATCTGTATGCTGCTCGTTTTTTTGATCTAGACTTCGTGCCACTACCACTTGCACCAGACTTTGCACTAGATCGTGCAGCAGCTCTCCGTGCAGCAGCTCGCTTTTTCTTTTCTGCTTCAGTTAAATTATTCTTAGCCATTTGAATTCTCCTTTAAAATTAATACAAACATTTATGCTCTTCTTAAGTCATCCATTCGTGGTGGTTCGTTCTCATATGGATGTCCAGAGTAAAGATTACCCTGTACATTGTATTTCCACGCTAAATAACCCTCTATCTTATCTTTAGTACCATCACTAATATTAGTTCCTACACCCAAATCATCATTTACAAAAATCACTTCATATATAACACCATCAAACTCATCACTAAATGAAGCACCGACTGCATCACCAAGCCCTGGTTTTTGTGCGTCATCTAAGTCTGTTGTATCAGTAGACAAAGCAATTGTTTCAGTGCCGAAATTATATGATCTTGCCCATTGTTTCTGTACGGTAGGTACTCCTGCTCCTCTACCAAATCCTATAATTTGGAAACCATCAGCACCTGTATTCATGCGTACAAGTAGTTCATTGTCAGCCATATTAAATGTTGCAGAAATATTAGAGCTTGACCAATCAGCTTCAAGAAGAAAAGAACCTTTGTCATCCTTAGCAACTACGGGCTGTTTCTCATCGCTATCGGTTTGTAGGAATGCTACATAGCATAGGAAATTAGCTGTGCCCACATTCCACATAGCACCAGACGAACCTCGCATAACATCGTTAGTACCATCAAACTTTAAACCATTGAAATTTCTATGGCTAGTGTTTCTAAGAAACACAGGCATCTTTCCAGAATCGTTTTGTTCAAAACCACCAGTACCAAGAGTTTCTGCATCTTCATCAAAGCCTATTCTATTATTAGCCCACACACATTTAGTTTCATCTGATTCTTCGGGATGAAAATACTCTGGTAGTATCCATGATTCTATATTAGTAAGATTTTCAGGTGTCCACACCGGACCAAGGTCTTTTGTCCAGTCATGATCCCATGATTCTGGTACACTCCAACCCCTGTTAAACAGTGTTTCATTACGTATAGATACCATATTATCCATACTACCACGACCTAGCATTCTTGTTTTATTCTGTCTTAATACACAGTTAGTACTAGTAACATCCTCCGATGCCCCTATTATATCTAGGGAAAAGATAGGGTCATTGTCTATAGCCATGGTGATTACTTAGCATAGGAGTAACCCATTTGGAATCGCATAACTGTTCCCATAGTATTTCCTTGAGAATTAAAACCAATCCTATAATATGGAGATCTAAATTCTTGTAGGTCTGCAATTAAAACAGTCCAACCTGTAGCATTATGATTAAATGTAGTTGATAGTTCGATATAGTCTTGACCAGTGGTTTCATGAGAAGTCCAATTAACACCATCGGGTGACATTTCCATGAATATATCAGTTGTTCCTACTGAACCGCTTATTGTATTCACATCAATGAATACCATTATCTTACTTCCGCTTAGTCTTGTAGAAGCTGGAATAGCTGGGGTTACAGGGGCAACAGTAGCTGCACTCAGTGCATCATTTTCACCTTGGGTGGTGGTAATATAAAAACCATCTCCTGTTGAGACTGGGCTCCACCCCTTGTTTATGGTTTCTTTTACTGCCATTAGTTTCGTTCTCCTTTTTCAGACCATGTTTCTTTATCTATACCCTTGTCATAGTCAACGGGATATGATATATTAAATGTAAATCCTAAGTCATCTGGTAGTGTTCTACCTTGTGAATTAATTCCTAACCTAATAAACGGAGCATTAATAGAAGTTAAGTCTAAACTATAGATTCCAAAGCTTCCATTCGTTAAGGTTAAATCATTAGCAATCTCTATACCAGTAGGATTAAATCTATTATGAGTATAGACTAAAGCACCTGTACCTCCGTATGCATCAAATACAGTCCATTCATTAGCATTACCAGTGGGTGAGAATTCTGCATAAAAATTAAGATCAGCTCCGCCTGTAAAGGCAGCGTCTGGCACATCTCCAGTACAAGCAGCATCGAAATTAGTATCTGATGTTATTAATGTATTTCCTTTTATACTCTTTACTACTTGTGTTAATGTAATAGCACCACTAGAATTAGCAGCTGTGATTGTTCCATTGTGACCATTAGATCCATTTACTAAAGCAATAAAGTTATCACCTGTTGTAGTAGCACTATCTACCAAAGTAAATTCATCTGATCTTATATTCTGTCCACCAGTAAAGTTTGTCTTTGTCATACCAGCAGTTCCAGTGTCCGTTAAAGTAACTGTGGTATTACCATCACTGCCTATTGTTGCTTGAGTTATAGTTACAGTTGCCTCATCTACCGTAGCAGTAAATCTAGTTCCAGCTGGACCCGATGAGGTGTTGATGACATTCATTAAATTAGTAGCGGTAGCATTGTTAGAGGTTGTGGATTCCCATGTCCCTGCCACCGAACTTTGGTCACCATTAACAAAATCGTAGTTGGTACCATCAGTAGCAATTAGGTTTACCTTATCAGTACTGTTTAGTTCAGTAAAGTCTGTAATAGTGACGGTTGCTGTTGAAAATAATCGAGTCCTACCTACATAGGTTTTAGATGTACCATGACCGTCTATTAAAACAATAGAAGAATTGTCTGTCTTAGAAGCACCATCAAATGTAAAAGTAGTCGTAGCCGCAACATTAGTAACAGTACCACCATTAGCATCAACATCTATTCCCAGAGTAACTCTCTTCCCGGAAATAGGGGTGGATCCTAAGTCATATTCTACTGATGAGAATGAATCAGTTCTATCAGTACCGACTACAATAACCGT